TAGGCCGACAACACAGGAAACGATGTACAACTTCTGCTCAGGGCCTTTATCGAAGAATTTGCAAATAACTGCAGATTCATCTTCACCTGCAATTACAAGAATAAAATACTCGAACCCCTACACTCCAGGTGTGCTGTGGTTGAATTCGGAATCAAAGGTAAAGAGAAGGCACAGATAGCATCTCAATTCTTTAAGAGACTTAATGATATTCTGGAGAAAGAAAAGGTTGAAACTGATAAGAAAGTTCTTATAGAACTCATCAACAAACACTTTCCTGATTGGAGAAGAGTGTTGAATGAGTGTCAGAGATACTCTGTCAGTGGTAAAATAGATAGTGGTATATTAGTTCATTTTAGTGATGTAAATGTTAATGACGTTGTTAAGAACCTTAAGACGAAAAACTTTCCTGAAGTACGTAAGTGGGTCAACAGTAATCTGGACAATGATTCTACTGTACTTCTTAGGCGTGTTTATGATGCTCTTTACGAAGTATTGGATGGTCCCAGTATCGCTGCTGCTGTTCTTATTGTATCTAAGTATCAATACCAAGCTGCTTTTGTCGCAGATCAAGAGATCAACTTACTCGCAGCACTTACGGAAATAATGGTGGAGTGTAATTTCAAATGACCTTATCAAAACCAGTAGAAGAATCACTAAGAGCAGCTCAAGAACATTTGAGAGATGCATTAGCATTTGCAGCAAGAGGTGAGCAACCTTTTATAAGTAAGCACATTGCCAATTTTCTAGCAGACATTGAGAATCTTATTGATGCTCAAGAAATGATGGAAAAGTTTAGAGATCAACTTACTAAAAAGGAGGACGAAGAATGATATTCCTTTCTAAACCATCAGTGTATACATTACCTGGTACATGGGAGAAGCAACCTGATGTGCTTATTCCTCATCTACATCTAACACCAGATCAAGGATTTATTTTATTCATTGGTTTGTTTACAGTATCTTTAGTAGGGTATGGACTTTACCTTACATTAGGATCAGGCAAGAAAGATTTGAGAGATCCTATTGATGAACATGCTAAGATGCATGAATTAGGTATTGCTCATGGGCATGGTGGTAATAAGGATGCTTATGAGATGTCTGGAAAACTTGACCACAAGCATACTCATAATGATTGATGTTAGTTACACAAGAAACTGCTGAATGGGCAGCAGATGAATTTATAAATTATTTTTCCAATTTTGGAGATATTGAGGATTATCTAAGGTTTGTTAAAAAAGAAGTATTAACTTCTAAAACATCTTTAGTTTCTTTGTCTGACGAATTCTTCAATGAGGATATTCATCCAGAAGATATGGACTTTAATATAGTTCGTGTTGGTAAGGGTGGATTGGATCAGAAGTATTATTCAAATCTTCTTACAGCAGTTTCTTCTCATAACAATGAGCAGAATATTCCTGGTAGGGAATTGAAGTGGATGATCTTTGAGAAAAATACTAATAAGGTAGTCGGTTTTGTTAGATTTGGTTCTCCTACCATTAATTCAAAACCAAGAAATTTATGGTTAGGTCATCAACCAGATCTTTCTATATTCAATCGTCATGCTGCTATGGGGTTTGTAATTGTTCCATCACAACCTTTTGGGTTTAATTATCTTGGTGGTAAATTACTTGCATTGATGTGTATATCTCATCATGCTAGAAGAGAATTGAATAAGAACTTTGAAAAGGATATTGGTTTATTTGAAACTACTTCTCTATATGGATCTGCCACATCTGCATCACAGTATGATGGACTAAAACCTTTTATGAGATATAAAGGATTAACAGAGAGTAAATTTATTCCATTGATGCATGATAAGCAATTTCATAAATTGCATGATCATTTTACTATGCTGAATAACAATACTCCTCTTACAGATAATAAGGCATCTTCTAAAAAGATGAAAAGACAAACAAAGATGATTTCTATCATTCGTAATAATCTTGAGGATAAGAATAAGTTAGAGCGTTTTAATGAAGTAATTAAGGGTGCGTTTTCGATAACACAACAGAAAAGGTTTTATATTTCGGATTACGGTTATTCAAATATTAGGGAAGTTATATTGGGGGAGCAAGATAAGTTGACTCCAGGGCAGAATTATGATAAATTTGAACTTGATAATATAATCTCTTGGTGGAAAAGAAAAGCAGGTAAAAGATATGAGAAATTAAAGAAAGAAGGTAGATTCAGAAATAAGGTCGAACTCTGGACAGAACAAGATGACATTCAAATTATACGATGACATTAAAAGATCATCTAGGTCCAAAAAAGGATTGGACTGCAAAGCAGTGGTTAGATTATGCATATGTACAGAAGCATAATCCTTGGATTTCTGATGCTGATCGTCAGTATTGGCGAGATAAAATTAAGGAACTTACATGATGAAAACTTTAGAAGATTATTTCTTTATTGCGTTAATACTTCTTGATGAGTTTATAAAGAGAACTTTAATTGGATTGTATTATACTTGGCAAAAATTTGACTATTGGAACTTTAATCGCAAACTACCTAAATCATGACTGAATTGAAAGACTGGTTGAACTCAATTAACCAAAACAAAAGAAATATCTATGAAGAGGATCCAGATGCGAAGTATCCTGCATACATTATTAATCGTTGTATGTCGGCACATTTGGACACAGTTTTATATGCAAATGAGATGAATCTCAGTGCTCATCTAGATAGTGATTTGCAATATTCTTTTTATCTAAATAGTGTGAGGAAGCGAAAGAGGTTCTCTCCTTGGCTCCGCAAAGATGAGATTAAAGATCTTGATTGTGTGAAACGTTATTATGGTTATAGTAACGAAAAGGCAAAACAGGCTCTAAGAATCCTAACCAAAGAACAACTTAATTTTATAAAATCTAAATTTGAAACTGGAGGAAAACGATGATTGCCGAGCCCGAGGTCAAGTGGTCTGCTGACCAAATGATAGAAGTCACATTAAATGAACCTGATGACTTTCTAAAAGTAAGAGAAACCTTAACAAGAATTGGAGTAGCATCCAGAAAGGAGAAAAAGATATATCAATCATGTCATATCTTGCATAAGCAAGGACGTTATTACATTGTTCATTTTAAAGAATTGTTTGCACTTGATGGCAAACATGCAAATCTTACTCAGAATGATGTTCAACGTCGTAACAGAATTATTCAGTTACTTTCTGATTGGGGTCTTATAACTGTTCTTAATGCAGATAAGATTACTGATATTGCTCCATTGAATCAAATCAAAGTGTTAGCATATAAAGAAAAGCATGAATGGGTTCTAGAAACCAAGTATAATATAGGTAAGAAAAAGAAAGTTGAGGAAGCAGCGTAAATGAAGAGTCCCTGGATACATAAGAACGGTCAAAGTAAACTTGACAAACGTTCAAAGCAACATCAGAGTCAAGCAAAGAAAAACGCTATTCGCAAAAAAAGTAAGTAGTATAGAAAAATCCGTATAAAAGAAGTCGGGTCTCAACACTGACTTTTTTTGCTGTTTATGGTTAAATAATAGTGTACGCTTCGGGTACACAATTTACACTCGCTTTTAAAGGAGAACCATGAACACACTAGCAAGATACCACGCTGCCAATCTTCCAGAATTAATGGAGAAGATTCATAAGAATGGCATAGGGTTAGACGATTACCTTAATCGTTTTTGGGAATCGGATATTACTTCAAATTATCCACCATACAATTTGATACAATTAAATAATCATGAGTCGAAACTCGAAATCGCCCTTGCGGGGTTCAAGAAAGATGAACTCAAAGTCTATACGGAGTTTGGAAAACTATATGTCAAAGGCAGAAAAGAAGAATCGGAAGATGATGGAACGTTTATCCACAAAGGATTGGCCCAACGAAGTTTTGAACGAGTTTGGACGGTCACCGACGATACGGAGATTGGATCCGTCGAGTTTACAGATGGACTCCTTTCCGTGGAGTTGAAGAAGATAGTTCCAGAGCATCATGCAAGAAAGGAATATTTGTGATATAATATTCTTATTGTTATGTTTATGTAATGGACTATAAAACTGCAGGAGTTGATATTGAAGCTGGAAGATCTTTTGTAGATCAAATTAAAGACACCGTTAAATCCACTCATCGGCCTGAGGTCATGGGTGGATTTGGTGGTTTCAATGGGATGATGAGAGTCCCTGCTGGATATGAGAAACCTGTTTTAGTTTCTGGTACTGATGGTGTAGGAACTAAAATTCATGTTGCTGAATTAGAGGCAACTGGTAATCCATCTGTAATGCATGGTATAGGTATTGACCTTGTTGCTATGTGTGTGAATGATGTAATCACTTGTGGTGCAAAACCATTATATTTCTTAGATTATATCTGTACTTCAGATTTGAAATTACATGGAGATTTAGTAAAACATTTAGTTGATGGTATAGCAGAAGGATGCAAGCAATCTGGTTGCAGTCTATTGGGTGGAGAGACAGCAGAGCATCCAAGACGTTCATCAATGGTAGATCCTATTAGAGATGTATCAGGATTTTGTACTGGTATAGTTGAACAAGGAGAAATTATTGATGGTAGTACAATACGTGAGAGTGATGTTGTTATTGGAATAGAGAGTAGTGGTGTTCATAGCAATGGGTTTAG